CATTCCCTGATATCAATCTCAACAGCCAGACTGCACTCATCATTTGACCTGCTGCGATAGCACCCGTTGCCGAGATAGCCCCGTTTACTTGACCGCCCGTTTTGTCGAATTTTGTGTCTAATGCAGCTTGCGTATCTTCAGAAGTCCTGAAGCGATACCAGTAGTCATTTCCAGCATCATCTCGGCAGCAAAAATTCAACAGATTATTCAGCGCATAAGCACTAAATCCACGCTGCCCACCCGACAACATTCCGTAATCGCCACGAATACGGCTATTGATCTGATTTTGCAGATTGTTGCGATCATCTGCCGTCGCAAAATGTTCAGGGCCATTCCCACGAAACAGGTCAGCATCAAGACCCGAACCAGCGCCGTCATTATTCTTATTCCAAATCAACTGGCCATTGATTAGACATTGTCCGGTCGGTGAGTAAAAATCGAGATTCCCGTCAGGATTGAATGCGAGAAAACCTTTATAATCGCCATTGCTGTTTTTCCCATACATCCGGATGATACCATCATCGTCAGTGTGTAGTTCAAAGCCAGTTAATCCGTTACTAGATATCAGACGCAACCAATTAGCTTGAAGCATCTGCATGACGTTTAACGAGCCAGTTATCGTGTCTCCGCCACGATTGACTTTTGCTTCATCAAGTTTCTGAATAGATGCAAGCACATCAGCTACGCGCGCCAATTTTTCTGCGTAGCGTCGCAATTCAGCGGGCGAGACAGCAATATTCTCGGTCGACTGTTCTGCCTCGCCAAGCGAGGTTAAACGGGCGACACCTGCGGTTTGATCTGTCGCTGCTGGATTGATAAAGTCGAGATTGCCGAATTGAATTTGTGTGGCGTCGATATCAGCGAAACGGATATCTAACTGTAGCAGAAGCATTGCAGCCGCTGATTTTTCAAGAATAGGCGACGACTGGCCGTAGATTGCGAATAACGTTCCGTCATCCAGATATAATGCAAAAGATTTAATGGTATAGACATCAGAACCATCATCTTTGGCAATAAGATGGATTGCATCAGAAGCCGTAATCTTCCCTGAAATTGTTGTTAAACGTTTGATCTCATCTGCTAGACTGGTAGCAGATTTATCGGCTGTGATTGCTGTGGCAGAAACACCGACACTGGAAATGCTGACTAGTCTTGTACCAGAGTGGTCTGCATTAATCAGAGCGGCGCGACCAGCATCAGTAATGGTAATTTTAAGAGCCACTAACGTGCATCCTCTGAAATAAGATGAATAGAAATTACAGGACGGGCGAAACCAATTTCCCCTATTTGACCAGCGGTATCGATGCCCATGGTGAATAGAAATTGGGCAGCTGCTGGTTTGGCTGACACAATCGCCTGAACAATATCGTCGACATATTTAGCGCTTGGTGAAGCATCGCTTTGGCTATTAACAGTCAGAACCAAATCAAATGTACGTGGTTTTCCTCGAGGTTCAGTTTCGAACCATTCCCGCATTTCAACAGCACTGCCGAATGCAGACACAACATCACGAATTGATTTGACCGTCCCTTGGTGTCTAGCGATTTCGATTGCTGTGGAGATACGCTGGCGCTTGACGTTCTCTGGCCAGTCGTCTGACCATTGATTAAGTCCGTTATTTACGGCGCAATAGGGTAGTAAGTCAGTTGAGCAAGTGTCAGGGTTCCAAATTTCTTTGACATCCTCAGCAGGCAGGGCAAAATTGCTGGCAGAGGTTTTTTCGAGCGCGCGTTCAAGGTCTGTCGAATTAGGCGGAAGCAGTGAGGTAATCATTCTGCAATCCCGCCGTTACTGATATTGATTGATTTGCAATATCCTGCTTGTGTATCGCTAATAACGATGTCTACAGTCGGACTATTAAGTATAACGTTCTGAACCCCTTCGACTGTCAGAGCCGCATGGAGTGCCGCGATAGTGATATCGCGCCCAATTTTTCGACTATTTTTTAGATAATTATTTAACCGATCTATAGCATTTTGCTGCACAATTGCAGCAGAAGGCCCAGCGTAAAATTTTAACGTTGCATCGATAGAAAATGGTATAATTTCAGCTGATTTTACAATGACATAATCAGTGAGAGGACGAATATCATCAGCGGTCAGATGTGCATTAACTTTCTGCAATATTTCAGAAGATGCCGTGCCATCGTTTTCGTTTGATAATACAGAGACTAGAACCGTACCGGCTTCAGGAGATGTGGCGCTAGCGTCTAAGACCCTGCCGTCTGCTGAGAGAGCATGAAATCTGTAAGCATCAGCGGGACCTGCTACTGAAAATCCAGATGGTGCAAGTAGAATACGATTCAGCAAGCTATCATCTGTTTCCATTACAGCGGAAACATTATTCAACGTATCTGCTGGTGTAACGGTTTGTCTAACAACACCAAACCGAGCAGCAATCTGATCAAGATCAGAGCCATGTGCAAATGAAACGAGCACTCCCTTTACAGCATCATTAATGCGTTGCCGGAGCAATAATTCACGATAGGATGTTGTCTCTAGCAATTTTACAACAACATCAGATTCAACAATATCGTTGTCTACAAATTGCGGATTATCGGAGCGAAAATTGATGAGCTGCTGTCGATAAATTGTTTCGTAATCCAGCGGTTCAATAATCGTCGGTGCCGGTAGTTGTGACAGGTCAATTTTTGATAGATTTGCATTTTGATATTGTGATTGCGCCATGCCTTTTTAATGGCATGATCTGCACAACAGATTTAGATAAGAGTTTCCCATCGGGTAGGTCGATGGGAAAGAATAAAAAATCTGCTACCCTATTCTTCAAGCGCATCAATGATATAATTTAGTATTCTCTGCTCATCGTCGTAATTTAATCCAAGCAATTTTCGGACTGGATAGCGCTTAATCTTCTTACGATATTTTTCAGTTAAACCATTTTGGTGAGTTTCGGCCAGATTTGCTACTTTTCCTAAAAAACCGACCCATGCTTCACCAGCTGCATTATCAATACCGGATTTAAGAAATCTGGCTGTCCTAATTTTCTGAAACATTGGACGAGATAGATTAAATTTTTCATGGCCTTCATCGTGAGACTCTCTATCATGATCCCGATAATCTTTTGGCAAAAACCACATTTTATTTGAATCTGTCGGTAATCGAAAAATCTTATCCCAAAGGAATATCTCTTCATGATTATTAGATTGAGGGTTAATCTCATCAAAACCGGTAATATATTTACCCTTATCATTTTCACCTTTACCGAATTTATAAATTCGCCAAGTCGATAAATATACTAATCGTGCCTTTCGCCAATTTTCTGCCCCATAAGCGTCATATATAAATTTTAAAGGATTAGGAGAAATCAGAGGGCGTTGAGCCTTACGTTTCGGATATGGTTCACCATCTGGCTGCTGTTGTGCTTTGATATGCTTTTGCTGTGATTTTTTGAGATCAGCAGCAATCTTTTTAAGTAACTCGGCTCGATGAGTTTCGCTCAAATTATTGAGTACTTTTCCTGCGTAACTCTGGATTTTTGTAAATTCCAGTCCTTGTTCTAAGCCCTGAAGTGCCATTTATTTATCGAGCCTTGAAAAGGCCCTCCATCACCAGTGATATCAATCAGTTTCGAAATATAGTCAGTCTCTGACTGGATAACGCCGGATGTTTCGAGTTGATGCTCAGCTACTCGATTTCCGTTTTCATCATTCGTGACGAGCACAATCTCGCTAAGATCTATTCTAACCATCATCAGAGCGCGATCATCGTCAAGCTGATTGATTTCAAACTGATATGGCTCGTTATTTTTTTCATGAAGTAAATCATGCTGCTGCTCATGTACAAAGTCATTCAACAGTAGGAACAAATCATCGAGACTGATATGTGTTGAATAATCGTCAATGGCGATCAAAACGCTGTAAGATATAACAAAATTCGTATTATTGTCATCAATCTGTCTAACAGTACCTCCAGTAACTATTAAATCCAGCTTTTCTGGAGACTGCTGTAAATAAGCAAATTTTTGAAGTAATAGATTTTTGAGAAGATCAGATTTTTTCATTTACATGTTTCCGGCACAGACCAATTAACCAACCGATTTAAACGATCAGCATTGCTACGATATCCCAAAGCCAAGCTTTCAATCGCCAACCGTAAATCAGCTGGAATTGTCGCTGACTGGATAGGAAAAGCAGGGACAGTATCAGCACAAATAAGCAGGTCTGCTGGTGGTCTGTTTTCGACTTTAACAGCAAGAGGCGGGGCAGAAAGTCTGGTATGATCAGCGCAGCTCGATAACGTTGTTAATAGCGCCGATCCAATCAGCACTAATCTGATCATTTTTGAGTGCAGCATTCTGTTTTTCCAATTCTGTGATAACGGCTTTTTGTCGCAAAGCTGAGGCTTGGGCTGTTTTCAAGTCAGCATCTGACAGTCGAGACTGTTTCTGAACATTATCAGCGAGGATTTGGGCCGTTGCTGTTGCGCTACTTGTTTTGTAATTATGCAGTTCACGGATCGCATCGAAGCAATGCGACTGATCAGATCCTGCGATCTGGCAGGCTGTCACAAATTTGGTATGCTGATGATTGCCCCATACCCAAGAACCCGCAGCAGCGACTGCGAGCAATGCTAGAACGATGTAGCGGTCATTTTTGCCTGACGTAAAACCCGTTAAGCGGGCAAGAAGCGGCGCTAAACTCAGCACAGAGCAATCTCCTGAAGAAACAATTTCATATCAAAAGATGGGCAGGCTTTTTTCACGTCTGGCCAGTCCCTATGACCCAATATTCGGGCATTGGGATAACGCTGTTTCAGATCATGTAATCTGTTGGCCAAGGCCTGCTTCTGTGCCTCGGTTCTTGTATCAGCTGGCCGCCCATCGGCTTCAATACCACCGACGTAGCAAACCCCAATATTACCAGTATTATGGCCTCCTACATGTGCGCCGCGCTGATTATATTGCAGTGTCTGAACGTCATTCCCATCCAGTTCAATCACATGATGATAGGAAGGCTGGCTAAAGCGCTTTTCATCCCATGCTGTAATTTCAGAAGCCTTATTATCGCGCCCCCTAGGTGTTGCTGCACAGTGGACTGTAATAAAATGGATCTGAGTTTCATCCATCCATGCCGGATTATTCATTTCTTGCCTCCGAAAATCTTGTCTTTGATAAGGCTTGGCAATGACGAAGCGGCATCGGATGCCGTCTGAATAAATTTCGGTGTTGCACGGTAGGCGAAGAGAGCAATCAGAAAGCTTGTGCTCTGGGCAAAAAATTCATCAAAATGGAAAAAAGATTTCAACCCCAAAACCGAATACCAACTGACAGACACCCCGATAAGATAAGCAAAGCAGCGGTCTCTCCAGTGCAAATTTGATTCATAAAATTGCGCTATGCTTGCACCGATAGCTGACGGGATAAGCGCAGCAATTGTAGTCCAAATCGTCGTTAAAAATTCGTGAGATAGCTGTTTCATATTTTAGTCCCAAAGCTGGACGACATCAGATGTTTTTGCAGTTGGGACATCGTCTGGAATGATAATTTGAGTGCCTTGCGGCAGTACGGCTCCGGTTATCGCCAGATTCTGATTAGCAGCTAAAACTGCAGCCACGCTTTCAGATCCAAGGCCAGCATCGCGCCATAGAAGAAGATCAAGCGTATCGCCTTCTTGTGCGGCAAGGATGCTGCTCATATCAGCACCGCAGTTGTTCGTGTTTTGCCTAAAATATCACGGATTGCGTGGATAGCATCGCGGCGCAGATCGCCTGAAGCTGGCTCTAAATC